GGCGGCAAGGCTTTGAAGAAAGCCCTTGACGCAAACAGCATAAACGCATATTTTGAATATTGCAATGCGCTGGCGTATAAGGCTTTTGTTATGAAACGCAGAGATATGAAATACATAGTTTCCGCATTGCAGGCGGCAAAACCTATACTTCTGCGCAATATAAGCGAGTTTGATACGCAGGAATTTCTGCTTAATACCCCCGCCGCAACTTATGACCTTCGTGACGGAATCAACGGCGCAAGAACTCACAGCGCAGACGATTGTATAACAAAGATAACAGCAGTATCTCCGTCTGATGATAACAAGAACTTGTGGCTGTCTGCTCTTGACAACACTTTTTGCGGTGACAACGAGCTTATTGAGTATGTTCAGCAGATTGTGGGGCTTGCGGCATTGGGAAAGGTCTATCAGGAAGCGCTTATCATAGCTTACGGTGATGGCAGCAACGGTAAATCCACGTTCTGGAATGTGCTTGCAAGAGTCCTGGGCAGTTACAGCGGCAGCATCTCCGCCGATGCGCTGACTGTCGGCTGTAAGCGGAATGTGAAGCCCGAGATGGCTGAACTTAAAGGGAAGCGTCTGGTTATTGCCGCCGAACTTGAAGAGGGTGTACGTCTTAACACATCAATCGTAAAGCAGCTTTGTTCCACTGATGAAATCACTGCGGAGAAAAAGTATAAGGATCCGTTCAAATTCACTCCTACGCACACGATTGTTCTGTATACAAATCATCTTCCTCGCGTCGGCGCAAATGATGACGGTACATGGCGCAGGCTTATCGTCATACCATTCAACGCTAAAATACATGGCAAGTCGGATATCAAGAACTATGCGGACCATCTGTATGAAAACGCAGGTGGAGCAGTTCTGTCCTGGATTATTGAGGGCGCTCAGAAAGCCATCAATAATAATTTCAGGATATCTGTTCCGGGTGTTGTAAAAGATGCAATAGGCCGCTACCGTGACAGTAATGACTGGTTCTCCATTTTCATTGAGGATTGCTGCGAGGTTGATAAAACCTATATACAGAAATCGGGCGAGTTCTACCAGGAATATCGTGCGTATTGTGCGAGAAACGGTGAGTTTACCAGAAGCACGACCGAGTTCTATACGGCTCTTGAAAATGCGGGTTTTCTGCGAAAGAAAACCAAGTCCGGCAATGTAATAATGGGGCTTCAGCTTAAGTCTGATTTCATAGAATAAACCTCAAGGGTGCAGGTCTTTGTAGGTCTTGGTATAAACCCCCCTTTAGGGCTGTTTTTATAGAAAAATAGCCCTATATAAAAGTTTATGAATAGACCTGTTCAGACCTGCACCTTTGCAACAAGGAGTAGCTTATGAGAGAAAAAATAATCGAACATAAATTACTGATGGAAGTAAAGAAAATCGGCGGTCTGGCATTAAAGTTCGTATCGCCGGGATTTGATGGGGTGCCTGACAGGATCGTACTTCTGCATGGTGGTAAAATCGGCTTTGTGGAAGTTAAGGCACCCGGAGAAAAGCCAAGACAGCTTCAGCTGGCACGACACAGACTTCTGAATCAGCTGGGTTTTAAGGTGTATGTTCTTGACAGCGCGGAACAGATAGGAGCAATCATTGATGAAATACAATCCCCATGATTATCAGCGGTATGCGGCAGAGTTCATAACCACCCACCCGATTGCGGCGCTTCTGCTTGATATGGGCTTAGGCAAGACAAGCATTACGCTGACGGCAATAAACGACCTGCTTTTCGATAGTTTCGAGGTTCACAAGGTACTTGTGGTTGCTCCACTGCGAGTGGCTCGAGATACTTGGAGCGCTGAAATCGAAAAGTGGGAGCATTTGAAGAATCTGCGGTACAGCGTAGTTGTCGGAACGGCGCAGGAGCGGATTTCGGCGCTCTCCACTCCCGCAGATATCTACATTATCAACCGTGAAAATATACAGTGGCTTGTGGATGAAAGCGGACTGCCGTTCGACTTCGATATGGCGGTTATTGACGAGCTGAGTTCATTCAAGAACCACCAGTCGAAACGGTTCAAGGCTTTTATGAAAGTCAGACCGAGGCTGAAACGGATAGTCGGACTTACGGGAACTCCCGCTAGTAACGGCTTGATGGACTTGTTCGCGGAGTTCAAGCTGTTGGATATGGGAGAACGGCTCGGCAGGCTTATCGGGCAGTACAGAAACGCGTATTTTCAGCCGGACAAGCGTAACGGAATGGTGATTTACAGCTACAAGCCGTTACCAAATGCCGAGCAGCAGATATACGACAAGATTTCGGATATCACCATTTCCATGAAAGCCGCCGACCACCTTAAAATGCCTGAACTTGTGAGTACGGAATATGTGGTTCAGCTTTCCGACAAGGAACGGGAGAAATACGAACGGCTGAAAAAAGACCTTGTTTTGTCCGAGGACAACGAAGAAGTAACTGCGGCAAATGCGGCATCGCTTTCAAACAAACTCTCGCAGATGGCGAACGGCGCAGTTTACTCAGAAGACGAGAGTGTAATCGAGATACACGACCGAAAGCTTGACGCTTTGGAGGATATAATCGAAAGCATGAACGGCAGATCTCTGCTTGTAGCATACTGGTTCAAGCACGATTTAGAGCGTATCCGAAAACGCTTTGAAATCCGTGAAATCAAGTCTAGCCGAGATATTTCCGAATGGAACAGCGGTAAAATTCCCGTTGCGCTTATTCACCCCGCTTCTGCCGGACACGGATTGAATTTGCAGAGCGGTGGTTCAACGTTGGTGTGGTTCGGGCTTACATGGAGCCTTGAACTGTATCAGCAGACAAACGCCCGCTTGTGGCGGCAGGGTCAGACTGCGGATACCGTGGTCATTCAGCACATAATCGTAAAAGGCACTATCGACGAGCAGATTATGAAAGCCCTGAAAACCAAGGACACAACGCAGGCGGCTCTTATCACCGCAGTGAAAGCGGAGGTACATAAATGAACCCATATAAAGAACTGGCAAATGCTATAATCGTACAAGCGGTCAAGGATTACCGAGATGCCGTGGAACGTCTGCGATATACACCGGACGATAAATCGGCACAGCACGACAAGCGGAGTATCGAAAATTTCTTTCGTTCAAACTGGTTTTCGATACTTTCTGACTTGAACGGAGAATTGCTTCTGAAAAAGCTCAAAGAGGAGGTTTCGGCATGACGGCAAAGGAATATCTCGGACAGGCGTACAGAATAGATCAGCGTATCAACAGCAAGATGGAACAGATAGCTTCGCTGAACCTGCTTGCGCAGAAAGCGACAACGGTTTTCAGCGATATGCCCGGAAACTCCACAAGAAATATTCACCGTATGGAAGATGTTATAATCAAAATCGTGGATATGGAAAGCGAGATAAACGCAGACATTGACAGCCTGGTTGACCTGAAAAAAGAGATCGCCGGAGTGATTCGCGGTGTTTCAAATCTTGAATATCAGACGTTACTTGAACTGCGGTATCTGTGTTTCAAAACATGGGAGCAGATTGCTGTGCAGATGGGTTATGGCATTGATAATATCTACAAAATGCACCACAAGGCGCTGCGTGAAGTGACCGTTCCTGAAACATTACAGTAAAATCAACTATTTTACAGTAGCCCTTTTGTGGTATGATATAATCAGCAAAAAAGGAAAGAGATGACCCCCATGCCCAGACGACCACAGCGCCCTTGTTCTTACCCTGGCTGTCCCAACCGTTGTGACGGACAGTACTGCGAGAAACACTCAAAGCAGATGAACCGTCGCTACAATAAACTCGTTCGCCCTGCCGACAGCAACAAGAAATACGGCAGAGCGTGGCGAGAGATACGAAAGCGTTATGCAACGGCTCACCCGCTGTGCGAGATGTGTCTGAAAGAGGGTCGGCTCACTCCTGTTGAGGAGGTACATCATATCGTTCCTGTGTCGCACGGCGGCAGTAATGATTTGAGCAACCTGATGTCGCTGTGCCAGTCATGCCACACGAAAATACACCACGACCTCGGTGACCGGTAGGGGCGGTCGAAATCTCTGCGACCTTTACCTCGGACAGCGACCCGGGGCTTCGTGCGTAAAAATCGGGGTTCAAACGGGGTATTAAACCATAAAACTTTTAGGACGGTGCGAGCCGTCCTTTTTTCTTGTCCTGCGGAGGTGAAAATCATGGCTAAGGACGGTACAAACAGAGGCGGCAGACGGGTTCGTGCCGGAGGTAAACCCGCTCCTGCCGCAGAAAAATTACAGAAAGGACTTCCGGTCAAGGCAATCAGCAATGATATTCCCACGCTCGATGCTGCCGAACTTGAAGCGGTTGACTTGCCGGAGGGCGCAGTTCTGCAAGGCGCAGATATGCCGAAACCCGGCGAGTATCTGTCGGCTCGGCAGAAGAACGGTGTTCCCCTCGGCGCTGATGATATATACCGGGAAACGTGGTTGTGGCTGAAACAACGAAACTGCGAAAATCTCGTAAACAAGCGCCTGATTGAAGCCTACGCTCAGGCATTCGCAAGATACATTCAGTGCGAGGAAGCAATAAGCAACTACGGCTTGCTCGGCAAACACCCTACAACAGGCGGCGTTATTGCTTCGCCGTTCGTGCAGATGTCGCAGCAGTTTCAGAAGAACGCAAATCTCATCTGGTATGAAATTTACGGAATTGTCAAGGAGAACTGCACTGAGCCAGTCGGTGATGATTTGAACGACGCTATGGAACGCCTGCTTCGTTCAAGGAAAGGATAATTATTATGCCTAAAGAAACAATCGAATTTTTCAAAGAACTTAAAAGCAACCGACCGAACCTAACCGCACAGCAGTACAAAACCATCAAAGGTCAAGCTGTCAAGGGAAACATTGTAGACGCTCGGAAAGGCTTGCACAAGGTTCTGAAAAGGAGGAACGCCAGATGAATACGACTACCGAAATGCAGCTTGTCCCGATTGACAAGCTGATACCATACGTCAACAATGCCAGAACCCATTCGCCGGAGCAGCTGAACAAGCTGCGTTCCTCGCTGCGGGAGTTCGGCTTTATCAATCCCGTTATTATCGACAGGGATTTTAATGTCATTGCAGGTCACGGCAGAATTCTTGCCGCAAAAGCTGAGAACATCTCCGAAGTGCCTTGTGTGTTTGTAGATTATCTTACTCCTGCTCAGAAGAAAGCGTACATAATTGCGGATAACCGAATGGCTCTCGATGCAGGCTGGGACGAGGAAATGCTGAAAGTTGAAATCGAAGCATTGCAGGCTGACGATTTCGACCTTTCGCTGACGGGTTTTGACGAAAAGGAACTCGCTGCTTTCTTTGACGATGATACCGATACCAAGGACGATGATTTCGATGTGGACGGTGAATTGGAAAAACCTTGCACAACAAAGCCTGGCGACCTCTGGCTGCTCGGTAATCACAGACTTGTCTGCGGCAACAGTACGAAACCCGAAACTTATGAACTCCTCATGAACGGAAAGCTGGCAAATCTTGTGGTTACCGACCCGCCCTACAATGTGAATTATGAGGGCTCGGCGGGAAAAATCAAGAACGACAATCTCGAAAACGAAAAGTTCTATCAGTTCCTGCTTGACGCTTTCACCTGCATGGAGAAAGCAATGGCGAACGATGCAAGCATCTATGTTTTCCATGCAGATACAGAGGGCTTGAACTTCCGAAAGGCTTTTGCTGACGCAGGATTTTACCTTTCCGGAACGTGTATCTGGAAGAAGCAGTCGCTTGTTCTCGGTCGCTCGCCGTATCAGTGGCAGCATGAGCCGTGCCTGTTCGGCTGGAAGAAAAACGGCAAGCACCGGTGGTACTCCGACCGCAAGCAGACGACAATATGGGAGTTCGACAAACCGAAGAAGAACGGTGACCACCCGACAATGAAGCCCATTCCGCTTATTGCGTATCCGATAAAGAATTCAAGCATGACCAACTGTATCGTTCTCGACCCGTTCGGCGGCTCTGGCAGTACGCTTATCGCCTGCGAACAGACTAACCGTATCTGTCATACCATTGAGCTTGATGAAAAGTTCTGCGATGTTATCGTGAAGAGGTATATCGAGCAGGTCGGCTCTGCGGAGAATGTGTCTGTGGTTCGTGACGGAAAGACGATTGCTTATTCCGAACTGGAGGTTGCCGATGAAGAATGAACTCACGCTCGGCAGCCTGTTTGACGGCAGCGGGGGCTTTCCGCTCGGTGGGCTGCTTGCCGGTATTACCCTGCTGTGGGCTTCGGAGATAGAGCCGTTCGCCGTTCGGGTAACCACGAAAAGACTGCCGCAGATGAAACACTTCGGTGATGTTTCTGCATTGAACGGCGCGGAACTCCCGCCCGTAGATATAATCACATTCGGCAGTCCGTGTCAGGACATGAGCATTGCCGGAAAACGCAGCGGTCTTGACGGGTCAAGGTCGAGCCTGTTCTATGAAGCGGTAAGAATTATAAAAGAAATGAGGTGCGCTACCAATGGCAAATATCCAAGATTTGCGGTCTGGGAAAACGTCCCCGGAGCGTTCAGTTCCAACAAGGGCGAGGACTTCCGGTGCGTCCTCGAAAGCCTGTGCAGGGTCAGGGACGAAACCGTTTCTGTTCCTCGACATGAGAAATGGTCAGCCGCAGGCAACATCGTGGCAGACGGTTTCTCAATCACCTGGCGAGTGCTTGACGCGCAATACTGGGGAGTACCCCAGAGAAGAAAACGCATCTTCCTTATCGCAGATTTTGACGGCGAATGTGCCGGAAAAGTATTATTTGAGTCCGAGGGCTTGTCGGGGTATTCTGCTGAGGGCTTCAAAGCGTGGCAAAGAACTGCCGCCGCTGCTGAAAGCGGCTCTGGAGCGACAGGCGCAGCAGGATTTTGCACTGAGCACTCCGCAAAAGCCCGTGGGATAGGCTACGAGGAAGAAACCTCGTCTACGCTCCGTGCCGGAACAGTTCCGGCGGCTGTTTACGAAAATCACTCGCAGGACACACGCTACACCGAGCTGCGCGGCATTGCTCCAACGGTTTCTTCAACCTACGGAACAGGCGGGAATAATCAGCCGTTCGTGGTTGAAGATACACGTTGTTTTGATGTTCGTTTCACGTCTGACGGAACGAAAAACGCGCGCCATAACTGTTATAAAACAGACACTGCACGGACGATTGACACGGGAGGTAATTCTCCCGACTCAAACCAAGGCGGTGTGGCAGTCGTAGCCGTCCATGGTTCAATGATAGGCAGAGCAGATAAAAACGGTCCGCAAGGCAGCGGCGTAAACGAGGATGTTTCATTCACCCTGAATGCAACTGACAGACACGCTGTTGCGTTCTCGCAGGACAGCTACACGAAGTACAGCGAAAACGATAAATGCGGCGCGCTCCGAGCCGCAGGTGGGATGTACGGAGGAGGCTCTGAAACTCTTGTGTACAGCACAAGCAAGAATTCTTACCACACCGAAGCCGAGGAAAACCTTGCAAACACGCTTGTCGCAAGCGATTACAAAGACCCGCCGACCGTGAATTCTCCGGAATACATAGTCCGCAGGCTTACTCCAACGGAGTGCGCCCGTTTGCAGGGATTTCCCGACTGGTGGTGCGCAGATCTCGGAACGGACGAGCCTACAGATGAAGAACTACGGTTCTGGAAAGAGGTCTTTGAAACTCATCGCATAATCGTTGGCAGCGCAGTCAAACCGAAGTCCGAAAAGCAGATCCGCGCATGGCTGAAAAATCCCCACAGCGACTCTGCCGAGTACAAACTGTGGGGAAATGGTGTTGCTCTTCCGTGTGTTTTCTTCGTGCTTTCGGGGATTGCGTGGGTCAGTTCTTGTTGGAATTAGCTGAACCGGGTTCGTCACCGAGCACGATTTTTCCGTGCTTTTCTTCAAACTTTTCTATACACTCACGAATCAGAACGATAATCTGACCGTTTGCCGAGCGTGCTTCATAATCGGCGACATAATGCAGTTTATCGAGCATTTCATCGTCAATTCTGATGGATAAACTCTTGATAGCCATAAAGCTCCTCCTGTTTATATCCGATATATGTTTATTTTAACATCATAATGTGCTATAATGTATGAAGTGAGTTCAAAGTGCGTTCATAACGCGTTTATAAGGAGGGCAACATGAAAGTAGCTGTAATTGGTTCAAGAGGGCTGAGCGTGAGTGATTTAGGCAGATATCTCCCCGAAAATACCACGGAAATCGTGTCCGGCGGCGCTAAAGGAGTGGATACTTCCGCAAGGGAGTATGCTTTGGCGCACGGAATAAAGCTGACGGAGTTCCTGCCGGAATACACGAAATACGGCAGGAGCGCTCCGCTGAAACGGAATATCACGATAATTGAGTATTCGGATATCGTGCTTGCGTTCTGGGATGGAAAATCCAGAGGAACAAAATACGTCATTGACAACTGCCGCAAACTCGGCGTGGAAGTCAGAGTTTACATTATAGACTAATAGTTGAGCCGTACATTGTGCATAACGCAGAATGTGCGGCTTTCTGTTAAAACCCGTTGACTTATCCCCCTATTCGAGTAAAATGTGTAGTACCGAAAGGAAATGGAGGTACATACAATGACAATTTACTACAACGCGCAGGACAGAAAACCGCTTGTGAAAGCCATCAGCGAGTTCACGGGAGCAGACGCAGTTTACATGAGAACCCCGACCTACGCATACCAAATCGACTATTTCACGGTGACCCGCGAGGGCAACCTTGAATTTGATGACAGAGCCGACAGCGAGAAAATCGAGGGTCTGCTTGAATTCCTTGCGGAGCGTGGATTTATCGCCGAGGTTGCCGACACAAGCGCCACAGAGCAGCCGGAAACGGCAAGCGAGGAAGTATCCGCAGACACCGACAGCGCCGAACACGGCGAACCAGTGGGGCTTACGGTGGAAGTTACGCTTGAGGGTACAGCGGTGGATAACCTTACCAAGCTGCTCGAAGCCAAAGGCAGACTTATCCGCAGAGCCTTAGCGGTGGAGAGCCTGCCGATTGAGGTCACGGACAGCACGGTGAGGTTTCCCTGGTTCGCAAACTGCGGTGCTGATGAATGCAAGGCATACACGCATTTCATTTCGGCGCTCTGCGAACTCGCCGCCAATGCAAAGAGGGTTACGGCTAAGGAAAAGGAAATCGACAACGACAAGTACGCATTCCGCTGCTTTCTCCTGCGGCTGGGATTTATCGGTTCGGAGTACAAAACCGAGCGGAAGATACTGCTGAGAAATCTCATAGGCTCATCGGCTTTCAGAAATGGAGGTGCTGCAAATGAAGTTTCCGAGTAAAGAAACAATCGAGCAGTACCGCCGAGAGTACCCAGTCGGCTGCCGAGTTGAGCTAATATCAATGGACGACCCGCAAGCTCCTCCGAAAGGCACAAGAGGTACGGTTCGAGGGGTCGATGACGCAGGAAATTTGCTCGTCCGCTGGGATAACGGCTCCGGGCTGAATGCTGTTCTCGGTGTTGATGTAGTTCGCAAAATCTGTGGCTGATATACACAATTTCAGCGTGTGTATTTCGTTCAATATATTGTGGTAAAACCGCTTGCTATATACTGCTTTTAGAGTTAATATGTGTGTACCGCAAGGGAAACAAAGCAAACGGAGGATACAAAAATGAACGAGAAAACCACCAAGCAGATTGAAGAAATGATGAACCAGACCATAGGGGTCGAGGTTGAAATGAATAACATTACAAGAACAAAAGCCGCGCAACTTGCCGCCGAGTTCTTCGGAACAGGCAGACACGAGCACACCGCAGGCCGCAACGGTTACGATACCTACTCCGCATGGGACGGCGCGGGTCGCGAATGGAAATTCCAAAAGGACGTCAGCATTTCGGGACCCGACAGCGAGAAATGCGAAATGGTTACCCCGATTCTCACCTACAAAGATATTGAAACCTTGCAGGAGCTTATCCGCAGACTTCGCAAGGCGGGTGCGAAAAGCGACGCAACAAGGGGGTGCGGAGTTCACATTCACATCGGTGCAAAAGGTCACACACCGCAGACTTTGCGAAACCTCGCAAACATTATGGCGAGCCATGAAACCCTGCTTGCAAGCGCCTTGAACCTCGACAGAAGCCGCATGAACCGTTACTGCCGCACGGTCAGCAAGGATTTCCTGGTGGAACTCAACCGCAAAAAGCCCAAAACCATGGCGGCGCTTGAGGACACCTGGTACGGCAGTCAGAACGCGGATTACGGCAGGTCGGCGCACTACAACGAGAGCCGCTACCATATGCTGAACCTCCACGCAACCTTTACAAAGGGCACGATTGAATTCAGACTTTTCCAGTTTGACGCACCCTCGGGCGGCAAGCAGAACGGACTTCACGCAGGTCAGCTGAAAAGCTACATTCAGCTTTGCCTTGCGCTCAGCCAGCTTGCCAAGCAGGTCAAGACCGCAAGCGCAAATCCTCAGCAGACCGAAAACCCAAAGTACGCAATGAGAACATGGCTTTTACGGCTCGGATTCATCGGTGACGAGTTCAAGACCGCAAGGGAACTTTACACCAAGCGGCTCGAGGGTGACACGGCTTTCAGAAACGGCAGACCGCAGTAATCAGCTTCCTGCCCCCAATTCCCCCACTCGGGGGCTTTTGGTGGTAGAAAGGTGATTTCTGAAACTGAACCTTTCGGAAAGGAAAACACTATGAAACGTTATTACTTAGCCTACGGCAGCAACTTGAATGTTCGGCAAATGGCGCTGCGTTGTCATACGGCAAAGCCCGTGG